GATCACCGTTACGGGAGATCTGGCACGTCACGCGGCGGCCGAAATCAGCAGCGCCGTTGAAGGTCTGCTCAATCGCCTCCATGGAGAAGTTGGTGTGGCGACGGTAGACGACCTTGAAGAAGGTAATCTGGGGGTTGCCGGTTAGGTAAACGTCTTGAGCGCCATAAGCTACGAGTTGTAGAAGTCCGCCGCCCATTTCTTTTGATACTATTAGTGGAGAAAATAATTTATTTTTATATTTTTACGCAAAAATGAAAGAATGCCCGCGGCAAAAACGTTTAATTGCTGTACGCGAGGCCACCCATGCCGGACATGACGCGTAGGACGTTGTAAGACAGAGCATACACGCGGCACTTCACGGCGGCAGCAGCGGCGGTGATGTTTAGGACAGCGGAGTCAATGCGGGACATGTTTAGGGTGCCGGAGGGCTGGTGCTCCTCGGGCTTGAGGGCGAAGGAGTACACATTCACACCGGTGTTGGCGGGGATGTTCTCGTGGTGCTGGTAAGGCTGCACCAGGTTAAAGTACTTGCCATCACGCTCCGCGAATCTATCGTGGCCGTTGAGCTGAAGCTTGGCGGTGGAGCACAGGTTGGCACCGGAACGGGCGAAGTCAGCCGCGGCACCGTCATCGGTGTAGACACCGAATAGAGCACCAGACTCTTGCATAACCCAGACCAGCTCCTTGACGGGGTGGTTGAAGTTTAGCTTGATCTTGTTGGCGCCAGTGCTGACGGTCTCCTCACCGGTGTATTGCACCTGCTCAATCAGGTATTCGTGGCTGAGCTGAGCGAAGCGTCTGCGCTCATCCGTGTCCAGGAAGATGTAATCCACCCATAGAGAGCAGGTGCCCATGGTGCCGGCCGTGATGGCGGCGTTGGCAGCGGACTCGAACTCTAGGTTGACCTTCACTTCGTGGTATTGCAGGGCAATCAGGGGTAGGGCCAGTCCGGGGTTGCGGCAGAACCAGAACTCTAGGGGAATGTATAGAGTTGTGGTGGTGGTGGTCACGGCGTCGGCACCGACCATGGTCTTGTAGCCGGTGCGTTTGCCGTAGGGTAGGGACAGCTCGTTCCAGATGTACATCCAGTCACCGTATTGTTTGTCAATACGTTGGCCACCAACCTCTAGCTCCACGTTCTTGACGAGGGCAAGGCCGGCATAGGAGTTGGCCGCCCAGGTTCCGCTGGTGATGGTCGCCTGCAGGTACATGCGGTGGATCAGATCACCGTTACGGGAGATCTGGCACGTCACACGGCGGCCGAAATCAGCAGCGCCGTTGAAGGTCTGCTCAATCGCCTCCATGGAGAAGTTGGTGTGGCGACGGTAGACGACCTTGAAGAAGGTAATCTGGGGGTTGCCGGTTAGGTAAACATCTTGTGCGCCGTAAGCAACGAGTTGTAGAAGTCCGCCACCCATTTCTTTGGATACTATAAGTGGAGAAAATAATTTTATCCATTTAAACATTGGAGGAATTCCAAAATAGAGGGATGTTTAAAGAAAAGACATCAAAGAAACGCCAAGTCTTAAACAATACACATAAAAAAGATGCTTCTACGTTGGATGAGAAGCATAAGCACATGATTCACGTCATCCAAGAGAATATGTCTCATAAAGAACATTTAAATAGCATTTATTATCAATGCCACCAGGAATTACAGCAGTGGAAAGATAAGATCCAGGATCTATATCAAGAGCAAAAACAGGAAACTCTAGAATACTCATTGGCCTGGGACAGCAACCTCTTTTACTCCGACAAGTTGCGTAGTATTAAGAAAGAAATTGTCTCTCTGCAAGATGAACAGAAAGAAATTGAGTATTATGAAAATACGGGCACCATTTTATTTAACTATTATGAACTAATTGACCAGCAGGATCAAGCACCGATGTCTTCCATAGATATCAACAATCAGCCACCTGCAAAAGGGCGTCGGAAAAATCTACCAATCACTCAACGCAATATTTTGGATGCCTTTCAAATAACACCGGTAAATGTGATGAGTGAAGAGGAAGCGGCAGTAGCGGCAGCAATCGTCGTTCCCCGGGATAAAATGAGTTTGGTGAATGATTACATGCTCGCGGTAGATTCCAATCATATGAAATATATGAATGACCATCATACAAATCAATGTCAAACATGTGATATTGCTCTTATTTGTTTGGCACAAGAGGGCATGATGGTGTGTCCCACCTGTGGATATCAAGAATTACTCTTGGTGGAGCAGAACAGGCCGATCTATCGTCAATCCAATAAGGAGGCGTCGCACTGTACCTATAAGCGTATTAATCATTTTAACGAATGGATTAGTCAGATACAAGGAAAAGAATCCACCGATATTCCTGAAGAGATTTTTGAGAAGATTGTCCAGGAAATCAAGAAGGAAAAGATAAAGGACTTGTCCAAATTAAGTTATAATAAAATGCGAGAGATACTAAAGAAGCTACACAGCAACAAGTATTACGAGCATAGTTATTACATTATCTACCGACTGAATGGGATTCCGGCACCGAATTTCCCACCGGAATTGGAGGAGAAAATGCGCAATATGTTCAAGGAGATTCAGGCGCCCTTTTTAAAATATTGTCCGTCAAATCGTAAGAATTTCTTATCGTATAGTTATGTCTTATATAAGTTCTGTCAATTGTTAGAGAAAGATGAGTATCTAAAGTATTTTACGCTACTTAAGAGTCGGGAAAAATTACACGTTCAGGATCAAATATGGCGTCGTATTTGTGAAGAAGTAAATTGGGAGTTTATTCAGTCCATTTAAGGGAAGCCCACCAGCTTGAGGCCGAGGCCTAGACCGGCACCTTGGCGAGTGGAAGCGCCAATGGAGGGGGCAACCAGGTCCAGGATGGAGAACATGGCGGCGGCAGTCAGGCCAAGGAGGATGACCTTGTCCATGGAGAGGGGTTTCTCAGGGAGGATGGCAGCAACGATACCAACCACTAGACCTTCAATCAGGTATTTGACGATGCGGGTGAACATTTCTTGATAATCAAAGGTATATTCCATCAAGTTGCTTATATTTTAAGATGAGAAAAAATTATTTAAAGGGGGAGCCCATATAAACATATATAATCCACTATGTCTGTAGCAGACGCACAAATCGTTTCCACGAAAGAGACAGATTACCTTGACGAGGATAAGGCCATTCGTGGGCAGAACTACGTCTGCCTTTCCTTTCTATCGCCCGAGGATATCCTGAACAAAAAGGAGGTCTTTTACTTTGAAAAGTATATCAGTAAGTTCTCTTTTGAACTGGATCAGCTGCTCACGGGTCTTACGGATAAATACAAGGACGATGTGGATACCTTCAAGGTGATTCGTGAGAATAATGCGCATCTATTTAGCAGTTCGGAACTCCAGGAACAATATCGTTTCTTCAAGCGCACGAGCGGTGAGGTGATTGAGAAGGAATTCCAGGAGCTTAACAACTTCCAAACATCGGTGCGCGGCATTAAAGTGCGTGGTGTCTTTGAGACGCTCAAGGAGGCGCAAGTGCGTGCGGAACTCCTACGCCGCATGGGTGACACAAAGTTTGATATTTTTGTCGGTCAAGTGGGTGTATGGTGCCCTTGGTCTCCCAATCCGGAAGATCTACAGGAGCAAGAGTATGCCGAGTCGCAACTCAATACGCTCATGAAGCAATACAAGGAGAACATGTCCCTGAAGGACGAGTTCTATGAGATGCGCAAACAGGAGAAGATTGATGATGCGCAGCGTAAACTAAAGGAAAACCTAGAGAAGAAAGACCCCCTAACGGAGCGCCGGGAAGAGGAGGCCAGCACAAGCGCCAGTGATGCGCCCCAGTAAAAAAATGTTCTACCGTTTAAACAGAGATGAAAGCCATAGCGGTGTTTCTATTATTTATCGGGATGTTTCTGGTTGTGCAAGGTTATTACCAACAATCGTCTAAATGCCCGGCGCCAAAAGTAGAGGTGAAATATATTCCTCGTTCTTTATACGACGAGCAGCTCAGTGATGAACAAAAGCTGCAAGTGCATTTTAAGAGTCTTTTTGAGGACGTGACACCTTGGGTGCTTGCCCAGCAATAATTTTTTTAGTAGATAACAATAGATGTTACAGTCTTTTTATTTAGATTTAATGGATCATATTCATACGGGGCTCACCTCTCTGGATATGGTGCATAAAAAGTTTGAATTGTTAAAAGAGGATTTTATTCAGAAAGCACGCGATGAACAAGAAACCAAACAGGTCTATCTGGATAAAATAGAGATGCCTCGCCAGGAATACGATGCACGTTATCAGACATTCATAGAGGAATCTAAGAAACTTCGGAAAACATTTTATAAAAAGAATAATCAGGGAACCTTAGAAGAATGGTTAAATCACTACAATATGACGATGAACGAATTCAATAATATGTCAAAGTCGCCGATTTATACTTCCAAAATTGATAATGATAAATAATCTCTGACAACAGTAGTAATACGTATGGCGCAATTTAAATTCCAGTGGGCGGCTTTCTTAGTCGGGCTCGCACTGGGGATGCTATTTGTTTATATTCGTATGCCGCCGCCTAAAATTGTGATTAAATATCCAAACCCAGAGAATGTGGGTAAAATAGTGTATAAAGACGATGCGGCCAACTGTTATGTTTATAAAGCAGATAAAGCGGAATGTCCTAAGCCAACGATTAATAATATCATCTAGAAGGTAAAGGGGATGAAACTTAATATACCGAATGCAAATCGTTTAACAGACCGTCTCTTCTATCAAACCACAGGTCAAATCTTTGTGTCTGCATTATTCGGCATTGCGCTGGCATTTACTTTCCAAAAAGTGTGTAAAGACCGCAAATGCTTGTTAATTAAGGCACCCAATCTGAATGAAATGACGGCTAAGGTTCATGAATTTGATGGTCAATGTTATCGTTATACAACGTCCAACGTAAAATGCCCAGTGGAAGGTGCAGCGGCCGCGGCTGTGATTCAAGACTAAGCTGAGCGGGCGAGCGTTTGAAATGATTTAATTTTTATATGGCAGATTAATAATATGCAGATGAGCACCCCTATTTCCAAAATTCAAGTGAATCCTAATCTACCAATCACAGGCGAGTCGCACGAAGATGACCCAGAGGTGATGGCTGTCTTGCAAGAAGTAGCTCAGGAACCCCGTTATGTAAAACCGGTGCAAATGCCTATGCAGATGCAAGCGCCAGCGCAAGCCCAGGCCCATCCCCACTATGGTAATGGGGCAATGGTTGGTGTAGGTGGTGCTGCTGGCGGCGCTGCGGATGCATCTTGGCTTCAGACAGATGTGGCGAAGCGCGCGGCGATTGCTGCCATTATTGCCGGTATCATGTTTTACCCAGCGACCTTCCAAATGCTATACGATAAAATCCCGGCGCTGGCGAAAGCAGCTTCTTACGATGTATTTATTCGTGTAGCGTTTTTAGCTGTGGTGCTTTATATACTTATGTGGAAACTAAATATATAATTTCTTCTAAACATATAGAAAAGGTGAATGTCATCCGCAGCACGTGAAACATTTGTAGATGAGGCGACTTCTAAGCAAGTGGTGAGCAAAACATTTATCGGTGTCGGCATTGTGCTCTTAGCCATGGCTTTCACTGTGCTCTTTATTTGGACATATCAGAAGAGTTATAAACTCTTTATTATGGTTTTCTCCATTATTGTGTTTATCTTCTCGCTCATCACCGTGGTGTTTGTGACAATGACGCGTGCGAAACTAACAGATATGCAGTTTCGGATTTATCTGAGTGGAACGGTCTTCATGACGCTCATGTCGTTGGCCATGTTTATTATTTTCACGATATTTGCGGTCGGTCATTTAAAAAGAATTAGAGAAGAAGCAGCGGCTTTAGCGGCCAGCGGACGGGGCAGCGCGCCTCAAATGGTCCCTCCCCAGTTAGATACATACGCGAGCAATCCCTATGAGACCACCCTAAGACAATCCGGCATTGCTTAGCCACCCTAAGACAATCCGGCATTGCTTAGCTAAAGCGCTAAACATTGTCAGTCACTTCGGTAGAGAATCCGGGTAGAATTTCCAGACCTTGAGCACCATACACTTGTTCTCCATGAACACCTTGAATTCCGTGCCATTCTTTATTGTATTGCTCTTCGGCGATGATCACATTGTCCTGGGCGCTACGTAGGTGTTCCGGTGTAATATAGTCCATGGTTTTCTCGTTTTTATTTTTTTGAGTATAACCCCAAGGGATGCGAACATTATACATTTTAATGATGAGGGTGATAATGGCCAGAGCAAGGATAAACCCTGTAATGGTATCTACGAAGATCATGACCAGGACAATCAGGGTGGAAATAAGATACATCCATTCTTTCTTTAGCACGAAAGATAAGAACTTAAAGTCTAGAACAGATATTGTAATAAGAACAATCAGAGCTAGGACTCTTAAAAATTGAAGCATTCTCTATTTTTTATAGATATTTAAAATGCTCAACACGTATCTATCTCAACGAGGCTATGCCATTGAAAAGAAAGGAAATGAGGAATTGGTTGAGAAATTAAAGGTGGAATTGACGGTTAAACCGAATACAATGTCTATGATGGGGGAAACCGCCACGACCTTTCCGGTTTATCGTGAAAATGATAAAAAGCTCTATCTACCCAAATATTATGGGCTAAATAAATTTGGTGCGCCAACCAAACTTCAGCTACATGATGGTGTAGATTGTCCGAATCTAGAATTTCAAGGGGAAATTCGTGACCTTCAAAAACCAGCGGTTCAAGCATTTCTTCAAGCATGTGAGGATCCGAAGAAAATGGGTGGCCTCTTGTCTTTGCCTTGTGGATTTGGTAAGTGTTTGGGCATTAACACTCCTGTAATTATGTATAATGGGACGATTAAAATGGTGCAAACGATTATACCAGGGGATAAATTGATGGGAGACGATTCAAAGCCCAGGAATGTAATCAGTATTTGCCGAGGGAGGGAACAAATGTATCGTATCGTTCCAGAGAAAGGTGATGCCTATGTCGTCAATGAATCGCATATCTTATCACTCCTGGATATGGCGACACATCGACGTGTGGATCTCACAGTGCTAGAGTATCTGGCCATATTGCAGACGGCACCGGGTGCGGCCTCACGTCTCTATGGATATCATGTTGCCATTCGGTATGAATATCCCTATTATGTTACCACATCTGCCATGGTATATCGTTATCTACAGACATGTGAGCAGACAGACCACGTGTATATCGCCCGAAACGAAGACTTTTCTACGGATATGCTCTTCTTGCTGCGCTCCTTGGGTTATATGGTGTATTATGAGGATGCCCGTGATGAATGGACGATTGAGAAACATCCCCACTCCATTCAAGTGGAACCCATTACGGTGGAGAAAATTGGGGTAGATGATTATTATGGGTTTGAAATTGATGGCAATCGCCGGTTTCTATTGGGTGACTTTACCGTGACGCATAATACAGTGGTAGCGCTCAACCTAGCGACGGTCTTTAAAAAGAAAACCTTGATTGTATGCCATACCAATTTCCTGATGGATCAGTGGATTGAACGTATTCAGCAATATATTCCCAAGGCGGCAGTGGGTCGCATTAAGCAAAAGGTGTGCGATGTCCAAGACAAAGACATTGTGATTGCGAGTCTGCAAAGTCTAGCTATGCGGGATTACGATGCGGATATGTTCAAGACATTTGGCTATGCCGTCTTTGACGAATGTTTTCCATATGATCAGCCCATTTTGACAAAGCAGGGATTTCTACCGATTGGAGAATTGTTTAGCGAATGGAGGAATGGGTATGAGACGCCTCTGGTGATGTCCTATAATCTGGGCACGCAACAGTTTGAATGGAAGAAGCTAACTCATGCTTGGAAGAAAGAATACCACGATCGCCTGATTCGGATTATAGTTAAAGACCCTTATGGGGCGCCACATACGATTGAATGCACGCCGAACCATCGTCTATTGACGGCTAGCCAGGAATGGAAAGAGGCGAGTGAGTTTCGGGTGGGGGATAACATGATTGGGTGTGTGAATCGTATGACTGTGGATTATATTGAATACACGGAGGGCGTGCAGGGGCAACACGTATATGATATTGAAGT